TGAAATGCTTCCTGACAAAGCGCAGATTCCAGAAATTAAAAACAATTATAAACAGGGCATGAGCGGTTACCCGCTTGTTGTTGTGCCTTATCTCTGTCAGTCAAAGGTAACACAGGCTGACATGAGTGATCTGTATCAGTGGCCTTTATATGAACAGGTTAACTCTGACATTCTCTCTGCTGGCGGTGTCGCTGGCTTTATTGTGTCTGGGACCGGCAACGAAGGTTCTTGCTTTGCTAGCGGTCTGGTATCGGTACAGTCTGCGGCTTCACGTATTGAAGCAGCACGCAGAGAGTTTGAAGAGTTTATGTGCAAGGTAAACATTCGACTTATCGAAGACATAAAACTTATACACACCAATAACCTTAAAGATGTTCCTACATTCCATTTCAAGCCTCTCAGCATGAGCGGTATGAAGGAACTCAGGGATGCCTGTGAAAAGCTCTGGCAGAGCGGCCTTGTATCTTCGCGTACATATCTTGAGATGCAGGGATATAGTCTTGCCAAAGAAAAGAAACAGCGCGAACTTGAAGCTTCAGATGGAACCGATGAGACGATGACAAGTCACATTAATGTACCTACTGAAGAGTCAACAACAGGCAGACCAACAAAGACAGACGAAGAACGAAACTCCGATCCAGATAATTCAACTACAAGCAAGCAAACCAAGGACGCTAAAAATGGTGAACCTGTCGATACGGAATGATAAGTCTTTCAACCTGGCAGACGTTAAAGAACAGGTTTGTGGCTCGGTGAAGATCTCACACCTAAAACGTGATCGATATCCGATATGTGATCGAGAAAGAGATGCCAAGACAATAAGGGCCGCGTAAATGGAACAAGCGGAAACGCACCGCATTATCAAGTTGCTGTAAATCCATGGCGGAATCGCTGGACTGAAACTGCCAGCCATATCGAATTAACGCGACTGCCCTCCCCTCCGGGCAGTCGCTTCTCTATTTAATTGACAACATACTGACTCCTACCAGTATGAATCAATATACATAAGGAGAAATGCATCATGCAAAAACGAATAGTTGCTAATGCTGTCATCTCCGAATTGAAGAAAACTAATGCCTGCCTTTACGTAAAAGGTGTCCTTTTCAATTTGAAAACGAACCTGAACGGTGTCCGTGTAACAGAAGCTTTCATGGACGAAATCGTTGAGAATAAAGAGAAGTACCTTGGTATTCCTTTATGTGCAGACGTTAAAGGATTAATCAGCGGCAAAGCAATAGGTCATATGTATGACGCAAAGAAGGACGAATTTAAAAGCCAGATCATCGGCTCCATGATTGACTTTGAAAAAGTTGATTCAGAAGATGGGCCGCAATGTGTCATTACCTACAAAGTAATGAAACGCTACAGAGCTGTGTGTGAAGCTCTGGGAAGTTTATTTGCATCTGGAGATCTTAAATTCAGTTTCGAACTTCTTGCCGGCGAATACACCGAAGAAGAAGACGGAACAATTGTTATTGACGCCAGCGAAAGCAACTATCTTGAAGGTGCTGCTGTCGTTACATTCCCGGCCTGTGAAGAAGCTGTAGCTATGCAGCTTGTTGCCGAATGTTTAAACCAAGGAGATGAGAACATGGAGAATGAAAATAAAGTGGTTGCTGAAGTCGAAGAGGAAGAAGTAAAGACTGAAGTTGCTGAAGCTGAAGAAGTTACAGCAGAGACTGAAGAAGTTGTCGCTGAAACCGAGGAAGCTGCTGTCGAAGAAGTCGTTGCCGAGACTGAGACCACTGAAACTGCAGAGGCAGAAAAAGATCCGAAGGAAGAAGAACCTGAGGAAGACAAAGAAGAGGAAAAGAAAGAAGAAGCTGAGTGCAAGGACGAAAAGAAAGAAACGGCTGAATCTCAGGAAAATGCTGAAGTCTTGACCCGTACCACACATACCGAGATAGACGAAGAGCATGCTTATGATACAGAGACAGGTGATGAGATTCATCATGAAGTAGTTGAAACTACGACTCTGTATACGACTGCTGAAGCTGACATTAAGAAGCTGACCGAATCTGTCGAGCAGCTGATTGCCGAACTCGCTGCTGTGAAGCAGGAGATCGCTGAAATGAAAGCTGAACCAGAAGAACCTCTTCATACCGTAGCAGAAGCTGCTCATGTTGAGTACGATCTGCTGAATCCTTTTGTTGAGAATATTACATCCCCAAAGAAGTATACGCTTCTTGAATCTGAAAAATCTGAAAGACAGTATAGTCTTCTCGACCCGGTAGATTGAGGTGAGTAACGATGGGCCTTAAATCTTATGGCTACATGACGTTGCTCAACGACAATATATGGTACGGAAGTCAGATTCATGATACCGATATCGCTCAGGCCACAATTGTTGAACGTGTCGGCTATGACGATAAGTTTGCTATTGTAAAGAACTCAGAAGATACGACAAGTCAGTTTCTTGTTGTAGATGAGATCAATATTTTTGATGGTCTCCCTGCACTGGTTCTTGAAGTCGTCAAGCTTGATTCGCCGCTGATGTTCGTACAGAACCAGTGGGATTACAATGATGATCTCGAATATGCGATTGATATGATCGATACCGGAAACTTTATTCGCTCTCATCCGCTTACTGTTGGAGAAAAGTTTGTGATGGGACCTTACGCCAATCAGTCTGAAGGTGGCCCGCTTGTGGGCACTATGTTTACTGTTGCCGACATTAACAACCATGTCTTTGTGTCTGAATCCAATAACGATCAGGTTATTGAAGATATTGAGACTGGCAATACAGACGAACATAAGGTTGGCGACACGCTGACCTTCAACCTTGGTGATGAAGGTTTCATTACAATGACACTCGTTAAGAAAGATGCCGACATTCTTTCCGATGGTTCTGGCAAGGCAAAGACGACATGGATCGCCAATGTCATGCTGAAGAATTGGGAGAGAATGAATCCGGCTTTTTCTAATGGAGCTGATGGATACGGAGCGATGGGCGGCTATGCTGCTTCTGAACTTGCGTACACTGTTTCAGCCCTGGAAGCATATCTTCCTGAGAATATAAAGAACTCAATTAAAGCCGTCGATAAATATCAGATGGCTTTTCTTGATGGCAATACAGAAAACGCTGTTGAGCAAAAGACTTCTCTCAGAATCTGGATTCCCAGTGCGAGAGAAATGTTTGGTGACGGATACGAAACTCAGGGACCAACGTATACCGATTACTTTAAAAATAGTGCGTCCCGTATAAAACCAAACGCAGAAACAGGTACGGCTTCACGCCCGTACTGGCTGCGTACAGCAAACAGCAAAAACAATTTCTACATCGTGCTTACAAACGGAAACATCAGCGGCGATACGCCGACTTCCAATTACGGTGTAGTGATTGGTTTTTGCATTTAAATAATTCGAGAAGGTGACAAACCATGTTTGATACAGTTGCAAAGTGCGGTTATCTCACCATCGGTCTTAGTACTGTTTGGGATGGTAAGGCAATCAATAGTACTGAAGAAATCTTCACCGATGGCATGATTGCTTATCCTGATGGTGTAGATGAGAACGGCAATATTAAACTGATCCTTAAGGATTCTGCTGCGGACCTCTTTACTGTCCGCGAAGTATGCGAGATTTATGATGGCATTCCTGCCTATGATCTGGTTGTTAAGGCTGTCGAAGGACCTGTGTATTTCATCAAGTCCCAGCATGATTATAACGACAGCGAAGCTTATGACACTACAAAGTATGGCGCCGCTCCGGGTGCTCTCGTTGAAGCTCACCCGCTTCAGGTTGGCGAGACCATTCGTGTTTCTGCTGCTTACTTCGACGCTGAAGTTGCAGCCGGCGCAGACGTGCATCCTGCTTCTGGCAAGCTTGCCGCCTGATGTGCACGAATTTTTAACGAGGTGAATAGATATGTCTGAATTACATGTAAACGCAGATGCGAAAATTATAAAGGTTCTCGCAGATCAGGTTCGTGGCAAGCGTGTTGATTCCAACGCTGTCAAGGAAGCCAATGAGATCTGCCAGCAGCTTGCCATGGGTGGCAAGAGCGGGATGGAAGAAATCGCCCAAACCGTTGCATATACAGTGAATGATCTTCAGATGGGTGCTCTCGATTTCGTAGAGACCATCGCCGATAGCCGTACTTGCAATTATAACGAGAAGGTAGCTTTCAATATGCCTACTGGCGGCATCAAGGCCGTTATCCAGGCTAAGGGCGCTACCACGCCTCGTAGCGAAGTCGGCAGCCGTCAGCTCTTCATTGAAACGATGGAAGTGTCTGCTCGTCCTGCCATCAATATCATGGAACTCCGCTGCGGTCGTATCAATATGGCTGACCTGATCCGTCAGGCTAACGAGCAGATGACTCTCGTGAAGACCGGTCATATTGAAAAGGTTCTGCATCAGGCTGTGCAGAATTTTGCTACTCCTTTCTATGGCTCTGGCAATGGCATTGATACCACTGTTCTGGATGAACAGATCATGTATCTCCGCCGTCTTGGCCCGGTAGCTATTATTGGTGATATTGCTGCTGTGTCTCAGCTGGTTGGCGTTCAGGGTATGGTTGGTGCTTATGGCACTGGCACAATCAAGTACTCTGACAACCAGGTTGACTACTTTATGGACAATGGCTATCTCGGACGTTATAAGGGCTGCGATGTTATCGCTATGCCTAACGCTTACGAGGTTGGCAAGACCACGCCTGTGCTCCAGACCAACTGGC